GCCGGGATGTTCCAGATTTCCGCCGCCGCCAGCTGGATCGTGTTGGTGAGGCCCGCCGCCACCGGCGGGGTGCCGGCGAAGTTGGGGACAAGGCCCGACGCGACCGAAAGGCCAATGCCGGCGCCGCCGAGACGTGGGAATGCCATTAGTGTGCTCCTTGAGATGGCGGCTTCGTGCACATATCTGTGCGATCAAGCACGAACCCTCGGGGGGTTGATGCCGCACGCAGACCCGGAAGTGAGGAAGGCGTATCACCGCGCCTGGCACCGCGCGCATCGCGATGAAGTTCTGGCGCGGCTGAGACGTGAATATCAGCGCGACAAGTCCAAGCGCCGCGATTACATGCGCGAGTACTATCGAGAGCATGCCGGATTGCAGTCGAAGTACGCTCGGAAGCGACGCGCAACTTATCCATGGCGCCACCTCATTAAGGGCGCCAAAGATCGTGCGCTCAAGAAACGGGTGCCGTTCGCCTTAACGGAAGAATGGGGCGCAGCAACCTGGACCGGTGTCTGCTCAATCACAGGCATCCCGTTTGACTTGGGGAAAGAAACAAATGGGCCAGGACCACGGAGCCCGACCATTGATAGGATCGAGGCGAGCAAGGGATACGTGCCCGAAAATTGCCGTTTCGTGCTCGCGTCCGTGAACTGCTTTAAGCACGGAGGCAGCGACGCCGAGATGTATGAAACAGCAATAGCCATAGTAAAGTCCCGTCCTTCTACAGTCTAGAAAGCCCCACCGCTAATGTTGACGATGTGCATACCGGACGCTGGTTTAGTACAGGCCACATTGAACGCGACTATTACTACACCAATATTCGCGATCTGCAGGTTCGGGATGGCGGAATAGAAGCCCGAGAAGGCGAACGGCGCGTCCTCGCTCATATAGAACGCGAGGTAGCGCGAGTTGAAGAGATACATCTGCCCCTTCGGGCACCACGGGTCCATGAAGATCGGCGTGTCCTGTAGCATCAGTCCGCGGAATCCGGCGTTCACCAGCGTGTCGGCGCCGTAGCGCGAGCCCGGCGAGGTGCGGAACTGTTCGACCGTCATGAAGTCAATCAGGAGCGTCGTCCAGTCGCCCGGGTTCATCACCGCGAAGTCGACCGCCTCGCCGCCGCCGCCGTTCGAGATTCCGTACTTCGGCGCTGACGCACTGCCCGTGGTCGATCCGACCGACGCCTGTGTGATGTAGCGCGAGAGCGCCGAGCGGGTCAGAATGTTGGCGGCTCCCGTGACATCAACATACTGCCCGCGCCAGAACTGTCCGGTCGTGCCTGTGCGCGGGATGCCGCCATAGCTCGTGACGTTGGTGCCGTCGTCATAGGCCTGGAACAGCGAATCCACCTGTGTCGGCTGTGGCTGGTTGTTGGTGAACAGCGCCGACGAGATCGCCTGTACCGCCACTGTCTTGGCGTCGGCCATGCGCGCCTTGAGGAGCGGGATCACCACCTCGCTCGACTGAATGAGCGCCTCCATCCCCATGAACGGGATCGGCACCACGCCGAGCTTCAGGTTGAACTCGGCGTTCTGCAGCGCCGCCACGTCGGCCGGCTGCGGGAACGTGCCCGAATAGTCCGACCAGGAGAACGACACGAACGAGGAGTTCTGCACCGGAACGGTGACTTGCGAGACGCCGCCCTTGGCGCGCTGCGCGTTGCGCATCAGCAGCGAGAGCAGCGGAGTAGCTTTATACAACTGAACTACTAGCCTAGGAATAAAAGCTCTGCGTGTAACCGAAACCAACTGAGAGCCTATAGCTCCCCCTGGGACGATTCCAACATTGGTCTGGGGCACGGCGAGCCTCCGATGATCAATCCCGCGCAGCCTCGCGCTGCGCAGACATTGAGATCACCGGAGCGTCGATTTTGTATTCAGCGCGAACTTGTCCTCGAAGCGCTGTTCGCGATCAGGGCGTTGGCGTGACCGGCGGCAGAGGCGTCGGCGACAAGAGCGGCTTGATGGCGGTCAGGACTGGGATCAACGAATCGATCGTTGGCTGATCCGTGATAGTCGCGGTGATTACCAGCTGCCCGTTCGTCACCGTAAGCGTAAAGGTCGAAGGTCCCACGTCTCTCTCCTGTTTTACTGCCGGCTTAGCCTTCCCGAATAACCTTGAGGGCTTCCCTTTCCGCCCAGACATCTTCGTTCTCGAATAAGAGTTTTGTGTCTGGCTCGTCGGCGCCCATGCCGCCGAAATTCCAGCTCGTCGGCTGGAAGCCGGACGCCGGCATTTCCTTCGCCGGATTGATCTTGTCGAACAGCGCGGCGCCCGCCTCGGGGTCAGGAATCCTGCGATCGACCATCAGTTTCTTGATCTTCTCGACGCCTTCCTCGGTGTAGCCCTGGTCGCGCAGCCGGCCGAACGCCGCGTTGAACTCGGCGTCCTGCTCGCGGGTTTTCCAGCCGTCGATGAAATCGGTCACGGTCTTTTCGAGCTTGCCGAGGCGCTGCACTTCGGGCGCCTCGCTCACGCGGTCCTCGTCCGTGATGGTCGCCGGGTGCAGCTCCTTGACCGCCTTCTGAAACTGCCGCCGCGTCTTGGGCGAGGTGTGCAGCTGGTCGAGCAGCTTGTGGGCGCCGCGCAGGATCGCCAGCTCGGTGTCGTCGATTTCCGCCATCGGATCAGCTCGTGTGTTTCACGGTCATCTCGGGCGCGGTCGGCTTCGCCGGCTTGTTGCCCTTGGGGTCGCCGCCGAGCTGCCCGAAAATGGACTTGCGGGCCCCGATGCCGCACTCGTCCATGCCCACCTTCACAATCTGTGGGTCGGAATTGATGAGCGAGTTGTAGTTGGGGCCTGGAAACTTGGGCATGTGAATCTCCTTTATCCGGCAGCCGCCGGAAGGCCGCCGGGAGGCCCGCCCGAGGACGCGGGTGATGGACCCCCCGACGCACCCTGTCCCGCTCCGGCGAGCGAGCGCATCAGCGACTGCATCATGCCGCTCGACTGAGCGCCTTGCTGCAGATCGCGTAGGGCGGTCTGTTGCACGCCGGGGACTTCCCCCGAAGGGCTGACGTGTTTGGAAACGGATGAGATGGCGTTGAGGACGGCCTTGTACGGCTCTGAGCCGGTGGCGAGCTCCGGCAAGGCTTTCTCGAGAATCTTGACTGCCTCCCGCACCTGCGCGAGCGCGTTGGCCTGCTGGCCTGGATTTCCCGTAGGCGGACCCATCGGAGAAGCGCCCATCGGCGCGCGTCCGGTCAACGCGGGAGGCATTCCTGGAATGGCCATGGTGCGAAAGCGACCATAGCCGCGGTGAAGAGTCGGACTACTTCCGACGTCCCCGACGCGACCTGCGACGACGAGCCATGATGGTTCTCCGGTCGGCAGCGAGGCTCTAGCCTCATCGCTGCGTGTGGTTGCGTCCTCGAAACGCCTCAGCCACGCTTTTTGCCTTTGGTCATCAGCTCAGGATGTTGTTGCATGAGCTGCGCTTGGGCCTTCTCGCGCGCTTCGGCGTGTTCCATCAAAATATCCTGGTGTGGCGGGCGCGTCAACATGATGAGGTCGGTTGGAGAAAGAGCACCAGCCCTGGACAGGACCGCGGCCTTTCTCTCGATATCGTCCTGGAACACCGGCGAGCCGGAATGGCTGTCGACCGCAATGCGGTAATCGCCCGGCAGCTGCTTGAGCAGGAACTGCTCCTTGAGCTTGGAGATGAACACCTCCGCATCCTTGTTCTGCAGGAGCTTGAAACAGAAATCCCCGTGCGCACCGCCCTGCCGCTCGACCAGCAGCGCGCGGTCGCGCATGCGCGGCGAGCCGGTGCGCAGCAAGGTCGCCGCGTGCGATCCGGCCCGAACGCCTGGCTCGCCCTGCCCCATCATGATCGGCTGGAAGCCCGCCGCCTCGTCGAACCAGTTGAGGATTTTCTCGATCTGCTGGAACATCTCGGGCGGCACCTCGGGCGCGAGCCGCTCGACCTTGGCGTTGGGCTGATCCTCGGAAATGTAGCCGTCCGGCACGTTGAGTGCCTTGTATTTCGCCTCGGTCAAACCCTGGAATCCGATGAACGCCTTGGGCGGACGGGCCTGCAGGCGGGTGATGCGGCGCACGTCGGAGACCGCCTCGTTGAGCATGTCCTGCAAGGGCGCCAGCGGGCCTATCTCGCTCTGACCCCAGAAATAGTTGTCGAGCCGGTTGGCGCAGACCTCGGTGAACGGGTGCTCGCCCTCGACGCCCGACATGTTGCGGTGGCGCAGGTTGCCCTCGATCACGATGTCGGGCTCGATCACCCGTATGGTGGTGTAGTCCTCGCGCTCGGTGTTCTGCACCCACAGTTCGTCGATGCGGACAAGCGACTGCGCGACCTTGGGGTCGAGGTTCGGGGTCGGCGCCGAGCTCACGATCACATTCGACTTGCTGGTCGCCCCGACGTTCATCTGCACCGGCCGCATGCCGCCGATCACGATCTGACGGAGCGTGTCCGAGAGCGGGTCGGCTTCCTCGGAGGCTGTTCGTTTCGTCGCCGAGGCGAGCTCCTTCTTGATCTTGTCGTAGTCGGGGTGGTCGGCGATCTGGCGGTCGAGCTCGCCCGGCGTGAGATAGGCGGTGTGGACGAACGCCTCCTGCCGGTCGAGGCCGTCGATGTCCTCGCGCAGCACGCCCATGAACTGCGGGTGAACCAGCCAGCTTTCGAGCCCGTTGTGGCCCCACACGGTCTTGATGAAGTTCTTGCCCTCGATGAGCGACCAATGCACCGCGTCGGCAAACTCAAGGTCACAGCCGCGCCGGTGATAGTCGCGGTTGAGCACGCGCGCCGCGGCCGCGGCGCGTTCGGTCCATGGCTCGCCGAGCACGCCGTCGTAGGTAATGGAAAAGCGGATGTCGTCGGCGGAATAGAGAAACGAGGCCAAGCGGTCGATGTGGCTGTAAATCTTGTTGTAGCGCGCCGGATCATTGGCATCGTTGCTGCCCGAATAGTAATACGAGCGCCAGCTCCCAAGCTGGCTGATCCGGTCCGGCCGCGACACTTCGCACTGCTCGATCAGGTCGCGCGCCCACGCGCCGAGGTTCTTCTGCGGTATCTTCACATCGATCCCCAAGAGACTCGCGCCGGAGCGGGGGATCGGTCGGTTTCTCTACGACGCCCTTCGTATCACGGTCTGTCCAGTTTCAGTCACGAGCCGATAGTTCATCGGCAATTCGCCTTTCTTCCCGGCCGCCGCCATCAGGTCCATGGCGTTGTGCTGGCCCTTCGTCGCCTTGGCGTCGGCGAACGCGGCGGCCGCGACGTTCGCTCGAGTCTGGTTGCCCGCGAAGAACTCTCGCGCCTGCGGGACCATGTTGCCGGCGGATGCCGCAAGCTCCTTGGCGTCGCGCTCCATCTGCTCGATCGCCTCGCGCTCCTCGCGCGGGCGCACCGGCGTCTTGGCGGCGATGTCGCCTTCACGCATGTTGTCGTTGAAGTCGGACATGCCATAGTCCTCCTCCATGATCTGCTGGGTGACATCGACGGCCTTGCCCTTGGTGGTGCCGATCGCGAACGACTTGGGCGTCCACACCAGCACCTGCTTGCAGTAGGGACAATCAGGATCGGGGTCGTTCGACTCGCAGGTGACGTCGAAGACTTCCTGGCACTCGTTGCAGCGGTACGTTCTCAAAATCATCGCATCCCCCACGCCCGCGCCACCTCGTCGTCCGAGCGCTGCTCCTCTTTTTTCTTAAAAAAATTCTGAATGATGGCATCCACGAGCGTGTGGCCTGGGTTCTCAAGCGCCGCGCGCTCGGCCCGCACCACTGACTCATAGGTGAGATTGTTGGCGATCATGTTGGGCCTGATCCAATCGATGTACGCCTTGTGGGCGAGCGCGGTCGCAAACACGCGGTCGTCCTTGTTGCGGCCACTCGCCTCGATCGACGAGCCGTCTTGTATCACGGTTTCCATCTCCTGCAGAAGCGGCACCGAGCGCAGGCGCAGGTGACGCAGCGAGTAGGCGTCGCGCATCTGGTTGAGGATGAGAATCTTGTTGTCAGCGGTGGTGTTGTGGGTCGGGATCATGCCATCGCCCGCGAGGTAGAGGTGAGACGGGCTGTCGACCTGGATGCACCTGACGGCGACCGATTGAACCTCCTCGATCTTGACGATGTTGTGCCAGCGCTTGCGGTGCGGCGCCGTGCTGGCGTTAACGACAGCCATCTTGCGGGACAGCTTGAACACCGGCAGGTCGCCCACGGCGAACCAGAACTGATAGGCGGGCTCGCACACGCTCTGCCCGCCACCGTAATTCAGAACGCGATGCCGCACGCAGTGTTTTGCCTTCAGGCCCAGCGTTCGCAGCAACTCGGCAAAGCCAGCGGCGAGCCGCTGGCTCGATGTCGTAAAGGAACACTGCCGACAACCCACCCGCGCGTTGCCGTCGGTGTCCATCAATCCCTGCAGCAACGCGAGCCGCTGGCCGAATGACGCGCGCAGATAGGCGGGCGGTATGTGCTTGTTTTGCAGGAGGTTGGTTCCCCTCAGGAGGACCGTCAAATCCTGGATGCTCTGCCGACAACAGGTCCGGTCCTCCGCAATGCCGCCCAGCACTGCACCTCGCGCGCGCAAGTTGTCGCCAATCTCCTCGATGTCCTCGGCGCACGCATAAAACCGACCAGCATCCGACGCGCCATCGCCAAGCCATACGCCCAGCACGTAGGGATCGATGGGCAGTGCCCTGCCCGAAAGCGCCAGCGGGCCGGCAATCCGAAGCTTGTACTTCCCGACTTTGAGTTGCGAGGTCTTGCGCAGCTTCTGCACGCGCCCGTAGCCCCAGTTCTTCCTGAGGTGGCGATGGACCGGCCACAGGTGATCCTCATCGGCCACGATCTGCGTGCCGTCATCGAACGTCAGGCGATAGCACTTGTGGTTGATCTGGATCGGCGACACGCCGGTCACCGTGCAGGGCGATCCGTTGTCATCAATCAGCGCATCTCCAACGCGGACATCGCCCATCGTGGTCCAGCCGTCCGGCGTCGGTAACGGCGTGTCGAGGCCCAAACACTTCCATCCATACGCGTAGCCCGCCCCGAGCGAGTCCGGCCGGTGGTAGAGATACCAGCGCGTGGCCGAGAACACGTCGTCCATGCGCCGCTCGGCCGCCTGGTCGCGCAGGTAGCCAGCGTCCATCAACTGCCGCAGGTGCTGCAGCTCGCGCATCACCGCCGGCCCGGGCCCGTTGATCTCAAGGTTGATCCAGACGTTCTTGTAGGAGCCCGCCATATGGGCGAGCACCCAGGCCACCTGGTAGGTCTCGGGCACATCAGTCGCGTACTCGGCGACCTGAATGAGCGCGTCGGCATAGCAGCGGTAGAGCTCGATGCAGTGCCGGTCCTTCAAGTCTGAGCGCCCATAGGCTGGATCCACCCCCACCACGTAGATGCCGTTGGGATGCGGGTCCTCCCAGATGCGCAGCTCGGTGTCGCGCGCGCGGGTCACCTGCTCCAGCTCGGTCTGCATGAAGTTGTCGGTCATGCGATAGCAGTAGCCCTTGAAGGCGATCTGCTCGCGCCGGATGAACGCAATGTCGTCCGCCGCGCGCCTGGCCGGAAAGAACGACTTGCCGGACTCGATGAATGCCTGCTCGGCGGTCCAGGGATATTCCTGGTTCATCAGGTCCTCGTCGCCGATCTTCACCGTGCGCATCCAGCGATGCCACACGATCTGCTCGGGCGCGATCTCGACGCCGTATCGCTTCTTCACCGCGCGCGCCAGCACCTCCTCGCCCGGGTCGAGCTTGCCGGTCCAGTATTCCTTGAAGCGCGCATCGTCGCGCGCGACCGCGTAGTCCTCCTTCGCCCACCACCCGATGAAGAACGCCTTCTGGGTGTGCACGTCCTCGACCGCGTCGTTCCACATCTCCCAGAACAGGTTCTTGCCGCGTGCCGTACTCTCGAACACGTACAGCCGATCCGGGTGCTTCTGCGCGAGCGACGCCATCATGGAGGCGACGCCCTCCTCCGAGCCCCAGCTCGAGCACTCGGTGCCGTGCACGAAGTTCCACGCCCGCGACCGCGCCATGATGGCGGCGCCAGCCTTGCGCGTGCCGGCGACCACGTAGTCGAGCACCGACCCGTTCGCCAACACGAGGTTCGATCGATTGTTCTTGACGACACCGGCGCGCAGCCGCCGCGGCAACGACGCGATGTAGCGCTCCAGCAGAATCCGGAACTTGTCGCGGTTGCCCTCGGTGTCGGTGATCAGCGCACCCTGCAGGCCCTCGTGCACCGAGAGCCAGAACAAATCCATCGCGAGCGAGACGGTCGAGATGCCGAGCTGCCGCGCCTTCAAACAAACGAAGTGCCGGACGCCACGGTCGAGCCCCTCGCACACCTCCTGCAAGAACCGCTGCTGGCTTCCGTACAGCCGCAACGGCGAGACGCCCGTCTCCTTGCTGTCGATGGTGAGATGCTCGATGAACTCAAGAAACAGCCCGAGCCAGTGCTGCGCAGTCATGGCCGATGGTCCACCACGAAGTAACCTTCCTTAGCGGTGCCGTCAGGGTTGAACCAATCGTCCGTGATGGCGCCCGCCGTCGTCTGCCGGCCGACACTACCGTGGAATGGAATTTCCCAGCGGTCGGTGTGCAAGGCACTCTCGACCGGGTAGATGCGGACAGGCACCAGGCGATCGCCTTTGAGCCACAGCCGGCGCGCGTCTAAGAGCTCGATCACGTTCGCCTTGGTGACCTGCATCGCCGGTCCCTACCTTCCCGCCCTCAGCCCGGAGACCTACACAACCGGCGGATCAAAAAACATCCAGCAATCGCCTATCATGCCAGCGAGCCACTTCTCGTTTGATCCGGCGATGTAACAAAATCCGCACCGCCAGCGCGATGATCAGCGGAAGCCACGACCAGAACATCACTTCCGCCGCGACCGCCGCCCCTTGCGCCGATGACGCTTGCCACGCACATGCGAACCCTGTGAAGCCTTGCCACCGTACGGCATTCAACCCTCCTTGCGCTTGCGCTGCCGACCGCTCTTTCTCTCACCACGCCCGCGCGTCGGGCCCGGCGGCCACGTCAACCGAACCAGCCGATCACCATCAACGCGATACACCGCAATCGTCGTCGCAACGTACACCACGCCCCCCAACGTCACCAAATTAACCACCGTTTCAGCAGCGTTAACCATCAAACCCGCCGTATTTTTTTCCGGGGTGGTGAGCATGTGGGGGTATCCCAATTCAACCTCGCTGGGGGCCGAGGGGTGGGGAGCCCCGTACCCCAGAACCATCGTCGGTTTCAGGCTCTGCCGCGGCAGGTTCGTGCCTGTCTTCCCCAACCAAGGGAACGCTCACCATTGATATCGTTGGACAATCCGTATCCTCCACGTCTGCTCCACGTATCGGTGCGTCGGCTGGGTGGAGGTTCGACGGGCCTTGAGATGTTTCACGGCGGATTCGGCTGTGAAACATAGCCAGATCGGAATATGTGGAAGATGGTTCCGGTCTCGCTTGTGGCACATGGAGTGCCTTTTCTTGGTCTTGCGCGGGTGCGCGTAGCATACTTTTGTGGCTTTTGTATAAACTGTGTGAGTTCAAGATGTTGCGGGTGTTTTCTTGCAGGCCATCTTGCTACCTCTCCGTTGATTTCATTGGGATTTTGGTGATGCGGTGTTTGAGTGCTGCGTCTTGTGCGAGTTCGCGGAGTGATTGTTTGTCGCCTGGAGGTGTGAGGCCCTTGCGCTTGAGGCGATGGAGGCGTGCGGCACGGGCGGTCAGTTTGCGGTTGATTTGGAATGGCTGCCAGCGTTTGCCGGATGTGGAGAACGTTGAGCCTGTGCCTTTGAGCTTATCCATTGTGCTGCCTCACGACGCGAGCCTTCCCTTGAACTCGCCGCACCATCCGTGCTCGAGCATGTTGGGGTAGTAGCTCATGATGACCGGCTGTGGTTGCGCGCCTCGCGGGTCTGCGACGATCGCTGGTGCGGCCATTTTTCATTTTTTCTCCGTGGTTTGTAGTTCCTGTTTTTCCACTGCGTTTGAGGCGGCTGGCGGTGGTGGCTGGCTACGCCCCCAGGCGCGGCGTGTGCGTTCGGCTGCCGCAGCGTCGCTTGCTCGGCGGCGTTCGAACGTTGCCTCCAGCTCGGCGCGTGTGAGTTCGCTCGGCGGCTTCGGCGGTGTGGCTGCTGGCTCTGAATCAGGCGGGCGAGTGAGCGCGCCCCCACGCAGCGCTGTAGCGAGCTCGCCCGCCGGTTTGTCTTGGTTTTGCTGGGTTTCCTCGGGGGTCGCGCGCGCGGCTACAGACTCAGAAGAAGTAAGATTCTTAATGTGGTTGTGGTTGTGTATCCTATTGCTGGGATTTTGCTGTTCGTTTGCTGGCCCGTTTGGTTGATCATTTGCTAGCGTTTTGCTTGGTGGTTTGCTCACCATTTGCTTTGGTGTTTGCTTGATCTTTGCGACGGCCGAGTGGAAGCCTCCCTTTGCTCCGGCGATTTTTCGCTTCACGCTCACAGCGTCAGCCTTCGCGAGTTCCTTGCTCACTCGCTTCTGGGTTCCATCAGGGTTGAAGAACCGCTCGATCGGCGCCTTGATCGCGTGCCATCGTTTTGCGGTCAGTTTGGCTATGGCGGCCCGCTCATTGTCGTTCAGAGGGATTACGCCCTCGTGCTCCCAGCAATGGCCAAGCAGAAGGAAATAGGCACCGTGTTGCTCGGTCGTGAGGTGGCCGGTGTCGCGCAGATAGTCGCCGAAATAGAACGGCATGAAGGCGCGGCTCACTCCTGCCTCCCCTGCGCCGCGAACAATTTGTGGATGAGCCGCCGCACCACCGCCGCCTTGCTGAGGTTGCGCCCCTTCGCGATCGCGTCGAGCTGCCGGTACTCATCGGGCGTGAGCCAGATCGAGACGGTGCAGCCGCGAGTGCGGTCAGTGGCGGTGACGCTTCTGCCGTAGGGCTGCTCAATGCTGCGGCGGCCATTGTTGTGGGGCGCGGTCATGCGGCGGCCCTGTGGCGATGGGTGTCGACGAGAGCAAAGCCGCCGGTCGCTTGTCCGTGTGCGCCGTGGATGTATGTGCGGATTGCGAGATCGATCGGCATGAGTTTGCGTCGCAGATTGGAGACGTAGGTGTCGATGTTCTTTGCGGTCATCTCGCGCTCGGTGAGACCCCAGACGACGGCGACGATCGCAGCACGGCGGACGGGTGACGGCATGCGACTTGCGAGCACGTGCAGGATTTCAGCTTCACGCGGTTGCAGGCGGAGGCTCGCCCCGCGCACGGTGATTGTGTTCGTGTCGAGCGAAACGATCACGTCGTTGCTCACAGGAATCGGCTGGCCGCAACATGGGCACTGCATCGGGCTCACGCCGCCCTCCCCTGGTAGGCCATGCGCGCGTGGCAGGCGCAGTACCGCAACGCCCCATCCGCCGGCAGCGCGCAGAACACAAAATGCCTGTCGCCGAATGGCCAGCGGCAGTCGCTTGGCTCGAGCTCGATCAATCGCTTCCAGACCGTCGGCGGGGTCAGGTGTGGCGGCATGGCCAGCGCGGGCGCCGGCTGGCGTGGCGGTCGTCCGGTTTTAATCTCGTGGCTTCGAGTCGCCAGTTTGAGCCGCCGCACCTTTCCCATGATGGTGGCGCGTGTCACGTCCAGGCGCTCGGCGATGGTGCCCCCGCTTAATCCTGCGGTCCAGTCGTCGCGCAGTTGCTGCGTCCGCTTGGCTGTCCACTCGCTCATGCTGCCGCCCTCACCTCAATCCGCAGGCGAGGCTTCTCGCTGTAGATTTTCTCCACCCGGCACGACACCACCTGCTTGTCGTCGCGCCACACGACCTCGTTGAACGCGTCGAGCATCTTGACGAGGTTGTCACAGTCAGGACGGCTCGTCGGCTTGACCGTGCCTGTGATCGCGTTGGCGCGTTTGCCCTTCGACCAACTCACCGGGATCGGCATGCAAGCGAGCACGTCGACTTGGAGCGGGCCTTCGATCGGGGTTCGGCCCGCCATCACCTCCTGGGCGGCGAGACGCAGCATCGTCTCATAGGACCGAGTTTGCGCTGGCGTGTAGGCATGGCCGGTCGAGCGCACGAAGCGCGGTCGACCTTTGCCCCGCGGCTCGCCAGCGAGCTCGATGACGATCGGCGTCACGGACGCCCTCCCCGGCAATCAGAATGGTTGCTGCTCGGCCTGCGGCACGTCGCGCGCCATCGCTGCATCGCCGAGCGGCGTGTCGGCCAGCATGCCGAGCGCGTGCTTGTAGCTGTCGATCGCGTTCTCGAACGCGTCGCGGGCGTCCTGCTCCATGCGCCGCATCTTGATCACGTGGCGCATGGCCTTGGTGTCGAAGCCCTGCTCCTTGGCGTCCTTGAAGGTCGCGGTGATGTCGGCCTGGATCGTCTTCATCTTCTCGGCGAGTAACTCGATCTCGCGGACATAGCCGACCATCGCCTTACGCTGCGGCCCACTCAGATTGGAATTGTGCCCAATGGCCGGCTCCGGGGGCTGTTGGAAAGTATCGTCCTCGTCGACGTCCACCGCCTTACGTTTCCGTCCCATCGTTTCCTCTCCTACTCGTTGTCTTCCTCCACCACACGCGCAGCCGCCACCAGAACAGGGTCCAGATGCCCGACCGTCGCTTTGGCGATTTCGATTTCATGAGCGAGCTTCCGCATCTGACGTTCGCATTCGGCCTGGTACGCGGCGCATAAACGCAGGTAGAGGTCGGCGCAGATCGTCTTGGGCGGCCGGTAGCGCAGCGCCCAGAACGTGCGAAACGGCACGCCGTAGCGCCGCGCCAGGCGGTGCCACGCGGACTCGATATCGCCCGGCCCGCGCGCCTCGCGGCGCGTCAACTCACGCGCCCATAGGGCCGACTGCTCAACCGTGTTCACCTGTGTGCCTCGCAAAGGATGTCTGTCCATGACGCGATGATCCCCATGCCATTGTCACTGCGGACGATGCAGCGGTCGCGCCCTGGCAGGCGCGGCATGGAGAGCTCCCCGAGCCCGGCTGTACTGCGGCGTATGGGCCGGGCCCGGGGCAACGCTCGATCGGAGTCACCAGGGAGGAGAGTGCGATCGAGCGAAAGGCTGGAGTAACGCACTCGTGTGTGGAGTACCTGCGGTTGTAGAGCGCAGATTGATACCCGTGGATGGGAGCCGGGGAGGTCTCCATGGGTGTTGTGATTGCGTTTCGGCGCCGCCGTCATGCGCGCGCCTCCGCTTTGTCGGTGGTTGAGAGGGATTCAAAGGTGATGCCCTCGCGACCCAACTCTTCAGCTAATTGCACGATAGCCAGCCAGCGCTTAGGCGGAATTCCGCGATCTCGCCAAACGCTGACGGTTGGCGGCTCCAACCCAAGCGCCGCCGCAACTTTGCCGGTGCCGCCGAGTTCGTCGATGACCGAGTCCCATGTCATGGGCGGCAATGTAATTTGCGATTTGCAAATTTGTCAAGCGTTTGCATCCTGTAAAGCGACCGGCCGGTGCCTTTCTGCTGAAATCCTGGTTATGGCCAAGGCCCGCACCCAGGCGATTGATGCAACCGCCCGCCGTTTGAAGGCGACACGGCTGGCGCTCGACTACAAGAAGCAGATCGAGTTCGCCAAAATCCTTGGGGTCGACAAAAGCAGCTACAACCTCATGGAAAAGGGCAAAAGGCCAGTGACCTTAGATGTCGGTCTGGCGCTCAATGAGAAATTTGGCATTAGCCTCGATTGGCTCTTTGTGGGCAATGCCGCCCAGCTACCCGCGCACCTGATCACAAAACTGGTCTCGCGCGCAGCCTGACCGGGGTTTCACAGTACATTTGCACATTGCAAATATTCTGATTGACAGATTTGCAAATCGCAAATTATAGTGCCCTCCATCAACGGAGGGCGCCATGCAGCAATCGACCAGCCAAGCCCGTGGAGCGCTTCATTCGGCGCCCCCCTGCGCCACTGTCATAGGCGACGACATCATCGCAGCGCTGGCCACGGCTCGGCTGCCGTCGGGCGCTCTGGTGCCGGATTCCCCGGACCTGCGCGCCATCTACCGGCGCATTGATGCGGAAGCCATCCGGCTCGGCGCCGAGATGGCCGCAGCTTTCGATATCGACAACCTGCTCTCGCAGTCGGGATCGACGTGGCTGAAGTGCTTTTGCCGCGACATCGGACAGGCGCTAGCGACCGATCCGCGCCTTGCCGCGCTCCCAGCGCTGCGCAGTTGGGTGCATTCCGAGCGTTCTGGTCCTGTCTGCGGCACGCATGTGAACTGGTACGCCGTCCTGCTCCGCGCGGTGGTGCGGCCATGACCGACGGCAAAATCGATCCGACCCGCCCAACATCGTGGCTCGACGTCATCCCTGAACTCGGCGCACCTCAAGGCACCGAAACCAACGACGCCTCCCTGCTCCCGACCGTGCATTCCTCGCTGCTCGCCGCGCGCACGCAGATCGACAACGCGATTGCGGTGGTCGAGGGCGCGATGGGTTACCAAAGTCCCGCGCCTTATTGGAAACCAAAGCTTGAAGCGTTCGACGAGATGCTCGCGGCTCTGAAAGAGGCACAGCCGCACCTTTGGCCTGAGGCTTCCAGCGTCGCGCTGTCCCGAGTTCGGACGCAGGTCCATGAGGCGGTCATCAAGGCGGAGCGGCTGTCATGACCTCCGCCGACTGGTTAGCGCTGGTGTCTGTGGGCTTCGCGGTCCTGTCGATCCTGATGGCGCTGGAGATGTGATGAGCGAGTGGTGGCAAGCATTCTGGCTCGGCATCTTCGTGGCCTACACGCCCGGACTGATCGTGCTGGCGCTGCTGCTGGCACGCGCAACGGAGGAACGGAAATGATCAAGATAACGCTCCCGAAAGACGAGATGCTGGCCATCCTTGATTCCGGCGCCGACGTTGTGCGGGACCAAATTGTCAGCCACGGACGATGGACAGTCGGACACGAGCTGATCTTCCGCCGCGATGGGAAGCTGTACCGAACGCATTATCAGCGCGGCGCAACAGAATCTCAGGACGAGGGCCCTTGGGAATACACAAACCCGGTCATCTGCACGGAAGTGATCGCCGTGGAAAAGACTGTCGTCGATTACACCAACGCCCCGGAAGCCGAGGTGTCGGCGTCATGATCGACCAGAAACTAAAGACCGCCGCGCTGTGTCTCGCGTGGAACATCCACAACATTGCGAACAACGCGCGCACGAACGCCGACTTTGACGATGCGCTTTGGCAGGCGCTTGAGAACTTCCGACTTGAGCTTGAGGGCATGAAACGGGGGGAGAGCCTGCGGCCTTTCACCGTGATCGACGGAGGCGCCGCATGAACGCGGTGATTGAGTATTTCTTTGGCCGCCCCGCGCCGGAGCCCTTGCCCGAGCCGTTCTGGCGCAACCGCATCCCGCAAATGAGGAGGGAGGAGTCCATGAGCGATGTTGAGCAAGCGATCAAACAAATGGGGCGACGCGACTTTGAGCATCCGCGCGACCTGGACCGGGGCCGCCCGCCGCTCCAGATCCCCGAAACTCCGGACCTGTTCGCCGACGGGCTGGAGATCGCGCAGTCCGTCCTCGACTGGGAGGAGCGCGCCGGGCAGCCGATCGCGCCGCTGATCGAGCACATCAAGGCGGCACAGCAGTTGCGTAAGAGCATCGTGGCGAAAGCCGAGGATAACGGGAGCACATCATGAAGTTCGACATTCTCAACCGCATCACAGGCAAGGTCCAATTCATCGCCGAAATCGACTGCGCCGAAGACACATCGCGTGAAATCAAGGTCGGTCTGGCAGTCAAGTGGGGCATCAAAGTGTGCGCCGACCTCGCGGACGCCGACCTCGCGCGCGCCAACCTCGCGCGCGCCAACCTCGCGGGCGCCGACCTCGCGGACGCCAACCTCGCGGGCGCCAACCTCGCGGGCGCCGACCTCGCGGGCGCCAACCTCGCGGACGCCGACCTCGCGGGCGCCAACCTCGCGGACGCCGACCTCGCGGGCGCCCTGAAAATCAAAAACGAGGAAATCCCTTCGATCCCCAAGATCGACAGCGTCATCCTGGGCGAGATCGAGAAGAAAGGCGGCACGCTCGACATGTCCTGTTGGCACGGCCCTGAGGGATGGTGTGGCACAACGCACTGCCGCGCTGGCTGGGCCGTGCATTGTGCCGGCAAACCCGGGAAGGCACTGGAGGACAAGGTCGGCACGCAGAGCGCAGCGATGCTGATCTATCAGAAATCGCGCCCCGGGCAGCGATTGCCGTGGTTCTTTGCGCCGGAAGAAAAGGCGATGGCGGATCTCCGCAAGTGTGCTGCCGAGCAGGAGGTCAGCACATGATTGATGCTGCGGGCGTTCGCGAGTTGTTGGATTACGACCAAGCCACAGGCGATCTGCGCTGGAGGAAACGCACATCTAATCGAGTCTATGTCGGTGATGTAGCCGGCTGGATCGGAGACAACGGCTATCGGCGGATCGAAATCGATAGCACGCCGTACTTGGTGCACCGACTCATTTGGCTCTGGATGACAGGCGAGTGGCCCGCGGTTGAAGTTGACCACCGTGACGGCAACAGAGCAAACAACCGATGGGACAATCTTCGCGCCGCCAGTATCGCTCAGAACAGACAGAACATGCGCGGCCACGCTGCGGTGAAGGGGGCCTATTTCAACAAGCGCACCGATCGTTGGTATTCGGCGATCAGAGCTAACGGTAAGCGGAAGCACTTGGGTTCTTTCAACACTCAATCCGAGGCGGCAGCAGCGTATCAGCGCGCTTCCGTTGCCCTACATGGCGAATTTGCGAGGCCAACATGAAGATCGTGATGAGAATTGCAGCCCTCATTTGCGCACTTGCAGCCAGCAGCGAGATAGCGTCCGCAACGATAGCGTGTCGGTCATCGCCTGGAAGCGACGACTATTACCAATATCGATTGATCGAAGGAAAGCGTTGTTGGTACGCCGGGCACACCAAGCTCGAAAAGTCGGCGCTCGCGTGGAAATTACGAGATACCACAGGCAGCGAGAACACGTCCCGCCTCAGCGTGAGGGTCAAAGCTCCAGCCGCGCGGCTTCAGGGGCCTCCCGAGCAACAGCGCAACACCTTGGGCGTGACAGCCGGAGAGACGGCACCCAACTTCGACGCCGTGTTCAGGCACTTCCGCGCCTACGACGTCGCCCGGCCGGTCGTGCATCTCCTCTATCCGTTGCGCGTGCAGCAGGCGTACGGCGCGCGGCCGGTCGCAACGATCGCATATCGTCAGCAGTGAAGGAGAGCGCTATGCAGACCGAGGTTGTGAATGTTGATCGCACTGAGGCTCGCCGACTTTATCGCAAATACAAGGAGCATCTGCACTACTCGCCGCCGATCGATGACGAGATCAGGCGCGCCTATCAGCTTATCGCGCAAGGCAGGACGATCATCAAGGCGCTGGAGAGTATCAGGGTCGCAGGGCTGAACGCACAAGGCTGGCCTAAATTGGCGATCGCGCCGGCCGATGCGCTCAGCGTCGACTGCCGGATGGAGGCAAACGGCGCCGCGCGGTTCGATGGCCGTAGGTCCAAGACCTGGATCAGACACGACGCGCCCGCCATGCTGCAGCATCGAAGTGTGTTCAAGTTTCCTCGCGGCTCGTTCCCGGGCGCGAAAGACATGTGGAGCGCCACCGCGCTCGTGCCGGGCATTCCGCTTCACCTCCGGCCTCAGCGCGGGCTCGCGAACTATCACATCCTGTGGGAGGCGGAATGGACCAAGATCGTGCCGCGTGATCCGTTCCTGCTTCGCCGTATCGGCAAGGCCGATCTGTGGCTGGTGGTTGGCGCTTGGGACCTGACTGAGGTCGAGAGAGCCGCCCTCGCGACACGCATCTGAGCGGATGACAATGCCTGATCCAACCAAGCAAACGCTCTCGGCGACGCAGACGCCCGCACTGTTCGGCGCCTCGCCCTATCTCACGCGCTGGATGCTGTTGCGCCATTTCATCCACGGCGACCCGATCGATGGCCCCGCGCACAACCGGATGGATTGGGGCAAACGCATGCAGCCGCTCATCCTCGCGCAGGCGGCTGAGGACCTGCACCTGGAGGTCCGGCCGAACGCGGATGACGCCTACGTGCGCCGCGGCCTTCTCGGCTGCACGCGCGACGCGATCGTCATCTGCCCTGATCGCGGCCCGGGCGCGCTCGAATGCAAGGCCGTGTTCGATTACGGCGTATGGATGACGACCTGGGATGGCGGCAAGACGCCGCCCAAGCATGTCGAGATTCAGACCCAGCAGCAGATGATGGTCGGCGATGATTCGCAATCATTCACTTGGGGCGTCATCGCGGTGTGGGTGTGCGGCGAGATGAAGTATTTCGAGCGCAAGCCGATCGATGATCTATGGGTCGAGATCATCGAGGCGGCGGCAGAGTTCTTCGACGACGTCGCCGCGAGGCGCGAAGGTGATCCGTTCGGTGATCCGGTCGAGATGCCGCTGCTCAACGCGCTGTTCCCGATCAAGGCCGGGAAAGTGATCGACCTGACCAACGAGCCGAACGCCGAGCACCTCGCCGAGGAGGTCAAGATGTGGGCGTGGCACGCCGCCCAGCAACGTGGTCACCAGAAGGGCGCAGACGCCATAAAGGCAAAGATGAGGGCACTGATCGGCAATGCCCAGGAGGCGCGCCTCCCGCACGGGGTCGTGGTGCGCGCCAAGCAGCAGAGCCGCAAGGGGTACACCGTCGCGCCCACCACCTTCACCGTGCTTGATCCGTTTGTGCCTGAGGGTGCGTCAACGTCGGCGCCGGGCGCGAACATTCTTGCGGGAGGCTGAGCCGTGGCGAACGAGCTTGTCGTCATCGAGCGGCAATTGCAGGCGGTCGAGCCGCGGCTCCACAGTGCGCTCGGCGGCATGATGCCGACCAAGCGGCTGATCCAAACCGTGCTCGTGTCATGCGAACGCACGCCCAAGCTGCTGGCTTGCCGGCCGCAGTCTATCCTGAATGGCGCGATGACGTTCGCCGTGCTCGGGCTTCCTGTCGACGGCACGACTGGTCAAGGCTTTCTGCTGCCCTTCAAGGAAACGGCACAGGCGGCCATCGGCTACAAGGGCTACAACACGCTAGGCGCGCGGGCGAGTCTGACGATCACGGGCGCCGCCGTGCGCGAGGACGACTATCTGTTCGATTATCTGCTCGGCGACAAAGCCTTCGTCTCCCACAAGCCGCGGCTCGGCAGCAGCGCGAAGATCATCGCATTCTGGGCAGTCGCTGCCGCCGAGGATCGCCCGCCGATCGTCGCCATTCTCTCGATGAGCGATGTGATGGCGATCAAGGATCGGTCGCCGGCCGTCCGCGGGAACGCCGACACGCCTTGGAACGATCCGCACATCGGCTTCATCGCGATGGGCGAGAAGTCGGCCAAGCGCCGGCTCGCGCGCTCAACGCCGCTCATCACCGAGGCGCCGCAGTTCATGATGGGGGCGCGCATGGAGGAGGCGTTCGACGAGCAGGGCAAGACGTCGTGGATATCGCCCGAGCGTGGCGTCGTCGTCGAAGGCGACTATGCAACGCAGCCGACGTATCAGCCAGTCGAGACACCGACCGCACAGCAATTGATTTCGCCGCCCGCCCCCTCTGCGGCAACGGCCCCCTCTGTGTCCCAGGGTGGGGCGGGCGAGACTCTCTCGTTTGAGGCGATGGCGCGCGAGGCCGCAACACGTGGCCGCGATGTGTTCAACGGCTTCTATAAGGCGCGCACGGGCCCCGAGCAAAAACGCCTGCGTGAGATGAAGCCGGAGCTTGAAGCGCTTATGCCGGAGGCAACGCCATGACCGTGAACCTCGATCATCAGATCGCCGAGGTAGCGCGCGAACTCGCTTTGCGCTCGCGAGTCTATCCGGGCCTGGTCGCCAAAAAGAAGATGCACCAGAGCGAGGCCGACGAGCACACGCGGCGCATGGAGGCGGTGCTTGAGACGTTAAAGTCTCTGATGCCCAGCCCAAATTGGCCGGCCCCGAAGGGAGACAAGAAATGACCGACGAGCCAAAGAAGATTGATCGAGACACCTACCTCAAGGCGCTTGGACTATTCACGTTGGCGCACCAGCACAGTCTGAAGACATACGAGTTTGAAGCCGCCATGTTGGCCATGATTGGGCTTGACGCGGAGGACGCCAGGATCGGCGGAAGCCATATCTCCGCTGCAATTTACTCCACCGACGAAAAGGTCGACTTCAATGAAGTGCTGAAACGGGACGGTTACATCGTGGAATCTCCTTAACTTCCGCCACAGGGCAGCAACCAATGAAATCAAAGGCTGAATAGTGACCGTCACCCTGTACACGATGGAGGAGACCGCCGCGAAGCTGCGGATGAGCCGCCGCAGCCTGCAGGCGTGGCTTGCCGAGCACCCGACCGATGAGGCAGGTTTGCCCTTCTACGTGCCGAATGGAAATCGCAAGCTATTCGCCGATACCGACATCGCCCGCATCGAGGCAGCAAAGCGGGAGCAGGAGGCGCGTCGCCTCAGGGAGGCAGCACAGGAGGCAGCACAATGCCGTGGAAACTCGTCCCGCCCCGCCCGCCGAAGACACGTGTCTACTACATCCGGGGGAAGTACCTGGGAATCAGACTTAACCACAGCACGGGAGCTAGCGAGGCGAACGCGGCGCGGCGGATCATCGCGACGTGGCGCAAGCAAGCCGAACGCGGCGAGTTCAAGCTCCCCGGAAAACAGCCAGACCAGGAACGTAGTGCCCCTACCTTCGCGAACGCAGCCACCGCGTACATGAGGGCGAACGGCGATGGGACGTATCTCGATCCGATCCTGGCGGCGTGGCCCAACAAGCTGTTGGCGGACATTGATCAGATTGAGATCGATGCAGTGGCGGACAAGCTCTACCCCTTGGGCACGCCTCAGACCCGGAACCGTCAAGTCTACACCCCGATATCCGCGGTCCTCAAGCACGTCGGGATCGAGAAGAAGATCAAGCGCCCCAAGGGCTGGGCCGGGAATAAATCAACGTCGTGGCTCGAACCCGATCAAGCGTTCGCGGTGTTCGAGGCAGCAGACAAGATCGATGCCGAGTTCGGGTTACTGTGCCGCTTCCTGCTCTACACCGGATTGCGCCTGGGCGAGGCGCTGTCCCGGCGTCTGCGTGATCTGCGGCTGATCCGCTCCTACCTCTACCTCCCGGACTCAAAGAACGGCGAGCCGCGCGGCTGCCACCTGCCGCCGTTCCTAGTAACCGCCTTCTGTGCGCAGCCGCCGCGACCGTTGGCGCCGCCGATCATCCGAGACGAGAGCGGATGCTTCGTCAACGGAGGATGGAACCTTGAAGATGGCGGCGTGCCGTTCCTTGAGCGCAGCCCAGATGCGAAGCTATTCCGTTTCCACAAGGGCAGCGTGCTCTACGCCATGCTCAGGGCGACCTGGAAGGCGGCGGGCCTCAGTTTCCCGCGCCGACAGGCCGGGTTTCACCTATTCTGTCATACGTACGGATCATGGATGCACCGCTATGGCGCTCTCGACACGCATGGGCTTACGCGCACCGGGCGCTGGGTCGATCCCGATTCCGCCGACCGCTATGTTCACACGCAGCAGAGCGAGGAGGCGCGCCGCGCGGATCGACTCCCGACGCCGAATGGCGGAGTCCTCGTCGAGTTCAAGCCGAAAACGGGCTAAGGCGTTGATGCTGCAAAACCTCACGACACCTTGGTAAGGGGGAGGTCGTAAGTTCAATCCTTACCGGCAGCACCAGATATCAAGCACTTAGCCCACGTCACTCAGAACAAGTCGGCAACGCTTTGTCACAGGTGTGCACGCCGAGACGTGGACTGGGCGTGGAGAGAATTCTCATTTCGTTCTGGGAGGAACCATGAACGTCACCGAGGCACAGACCGCGACCTTTCGGGCGCCGGCCACTTCACCGGCGCCCGTCTCCTTCCCCCGAAGGCAATTCTATAGGTGATAGCTTAGCCCGAGCATCAGCAGATGCTCGGTCGTTGCTTTGAACGGGACGGCGTTGAAGATCGCCGGACCACTAGAGGCGGGAATGAAGTTTTTGTTCCAGTTGATGTACAGATACTTTGCGTCCAGCGACCAGTTAGAGGCGACAGAGGCTTTGATCTCAGGGCCGATGGTCCATCCGACAAGCCATTCCTTCTGGCAACCTGCAGGATCGATACAGGCTTCAAGCCGGCGCTCGGCGACTCCTCCGGTGAGGCCTACCATGAGGTTGCCCGCGTAGAGAGTTGGCGGCGATGCGACCGGGACGTTGGTTGGGGCGGAGCGGGCCAGCGCCTTCTGAGCCACGCCCGTGATCCCCGACAGGGTCGCGCCAACGATCACGCGCTGGGTGAAGAGGAACCCGGATTTGACCTTGCAATTGACATCGACGAAACAGGTGACGTTCTGCTTCGTGAAGTCGTAATCGCCATCGACCTCGATGCCAAAATAAGGGCCGGTGGGAGACCAGAACCCCCAGCCAGCAGTAAGGCCTGCAAGACCTGCGGAGGGTCGGAGATTGCCAGTGCCGGGGAGTTCGATAGTCGAATCGAACTTGTTGCCAAGCATGGCACCGCCGCCGTTGACGCCAAAGTAGAGACCGGACCATGCCGTCGAGGTCGTGACCGCGGGCTGGACCGGCGATTTCACCGGCATGTCGGCCGCGATGGCGGGGCCGGCGAGCAGCAGCATGAGAGCAGCAAGGGTACGCTTCATGACATCACTCCTTTGATACGACCACGCTGTCCGGCGTGACCTCGTTGAGCGCTTTCGATTCCGGGCTCTTGTCCAGCTCGATCCTCTTCACCTCGGGGATTGCGGCGGCCGTCGTCAGGATCGCGGCCTTGCGGTTCGACCACCACCCGTAGGCGGCGCTGCCGCCGCCTACGATCAGAAGGACGAGATCAGGCGTGAGTGATTGCCACTGGCTCGACGCCTTCGCGAGCGTATAGGTGATGGCAACGGTCAGGATGCGCTCGATCGAGCCGGTGAGCTTGGGGTCCACGTTGCGCCTCGAATTGCTAAGGCGCCCAGCCGGAATGGGACGGCCGGTATGATACGGAGAAGTGCAAAGACTTCAACGGGTCAGCGGCGTTTCTTGATCTGGTGTGGCAAGTTTATCGCACAGTGCTGCGGGTACCGCACGGCGGGTTGATCTGCGTCTATGCGCGGTTGCACAATACTCCCATTGCCATGGAGGCTTGTGATGTTCGGAACAGGGCTTTTCGCGCCGATCTATCGGCGGTTTGTTTCCAACTGGCGCGGCGCTGCGTCAGGGCTGCCGGTAGGCGGTGGCATCACCGACGACACTGCGGCGATCAAGGCGTGCAATGCATCGACCGTGCAGGCTGAGGGGGGGACCATGCTGCTGAACATAGGCGGGCAAGACTTCACATTCGCTGGCGAGCCGGGCGATTTTTATTTCGACAATCTGTCCGCGTTTAGCCAGGGGGCCGGTGAGCAGCAACTTGGTCGTTACGCTACGCGCCATCTCCGCACGGACAGCACCTGCCTTGATGTAGGTGCGAATATCGGCCTCACCGCCGTAATGCTGTCATCCAGTTGCCCCCGGGGGCACGTCTATGCCTTCGAGCCGTCACCAAAAAATGCCGCCTATCTCCAGCAGAACATCACTGGCAATAAAATCACCAACGTTTCCGTCATTGAAGCTGCGATAGGGGCGACCGCTGGCCGCGTGAGGTTGAACATGCCAACCGTTGGAGCAAATTCAACCGTGATTCGCCGTCCCCAAAACGGCTCCTCACAAGGCAGTGAGGTGCCTATGATTACGCTCGACGCATGGAGCGCCGGCCTTGATCGCAAGATTGATTTTATCAAGCTCGACGTGGAGGGTTACGAGGCCAATGTCCTGGCTGGTGCTGCCGATCTCATCGCACGCTGGCGGCCTCCGATCTTCATGGAGTTCAATTCCGTGACGATCGCTGGGGAAGCTCGCAGAAGCCCTGTTTGTTTCGCTGAAACGCTCTGGCGGGTCTTCGACGTGTCGTCGGTCAATTCAGAAGGAAATCTTGAGCCGGCCGGCGGCGGCGCAGTGGGGCAGTTTGTGCTCCAAAACATGGTTCACCACGGCTGCATCGACGATGTCATGCTGGTGCTGAAGCCGGACGTTGACGCCACCCAACTTAGAGCCGCGCTGCTGCACGAAGTCGAGGCGTCAGCCGCGGCACAGCCTCACTGACTCTCATAGACGCCGCCGACAATGACGCGCGACGTGCCCGTGTAGTTGGTTCCATCCGCAGGCACACAATTGGCTTGAGTGAGCCCACTTGCGCGGATACCACAACCTACCGCTTTTCCGGTTCCGGTGTCTTGTCCGGCCAATGCGGAAGCGGACTGTGCAGTCACAGGCAAATTCCAAAGCAGTGTATTGGTGCAAGTGCCTAAGGCCGTGAACGATATGTCGGCCTCAAGGTACATGATCTTGCCGACGACCTGGCGCCGCGCAGAGTTGACTGTGAAAGTCGCGGTGCCACAGCTTGGCGATGGCGTGAATGTCGTCCATGCCGGGGCCGGTAGATTGAGCAGGTTATTGCAACCGGTGTTGTCGGTGAGTGCAGTGCCGTTGCCAGTAAGGTGGTTGCCGACGATCGAGCAGTCCGTCATGCCTGCAATGACATTGATCCCACTGCTGACGTTCCCCGCTACGCCGCCGTAAGCGCCCGAGAAGTTGCCGGAAATGTCAAGCCCGTTGACCACCGCATTGATGAAAATGCCATTCGCACCGTTGTTCGCGAATAGCGAACGTGAGACTGACAGTGCAGAAATCGGGCCGCTCGCAACAGACAAGCCATTAGTAGTGTTGTTAATTGAGTGGTGATTAGTAAATGTGATGCCACTGACGGTTCCTGAAGCACGGGAAATGCCCGCGCCGAAGCCCGTGTTGCTCGATGTCCAAGTATTGACGAATTGCAGCCGTGTTACATTGCCAGTCCCAGATGGAGCAATGTTGATGCCGTTGATCGCGCTATCAAAGAATGTATTCGAGACATAAATCGACGAGGCGGTTTCTCCATTGCCGGGACCAATGAGCAGGTTAGTACCTTGCTGAATGATGTCACTGTCGCTGATTTGAACACACCCACTATTCCCTATCAAGATGCCTGCGTTGGGCTGATTAGCCGGACCCGGCGGGAACATTTCGATATCGTGGAGCACATCGCATCCAGCGTTCCCGTGGATCGTAATGCCCGTGCCGTTGGTTGGTACTGGAGTCCAAAATAGCGCATGATCGACGGTGCCGTTGTTCCAGCCAAGATCGAGGCCGGTCCAGTAGTGGGAGAATGAAACGTTGCGGATGAGATTGTTGTTGTCGCTGTTAGCGACAGAGAGATAGGCGCCTCCAGTTCTCGTGACCGAGGCGTCAAACGCGATATTCTCGACGTAGGCCCCACCGCTCGATGTGATGTTGAGAATAACGGCCGTGGCACTAGACGAGACTAGCCGCGTGCCCGATGTCCCACCTGTTGCATTGTCCGGGCCGTAGCCCACGAATTTGCAGAACGCCGTTCCCGAATGCGCGACCGTGCTGGCGATCTTGAACTGGCCAGTCCTGATGAGGATGACCCCGCCACCTCCAGACTGGCATCCGGAAACAGCATTGTTGATCGCGGTCGTTGCATCGACGACGCCGGAGGGATCGGCGCCATAAGTAGCGACCACGTCATAGATCGCCACCGCGGGGCCATTAGGACAATCTTGCGGGGCCGCCGTGCCCGCGGTCGGATTGCACTTGACAGTGTTGGCCGCCATCGTCGCCATGTCGGCGTTGGCGACTGCACCGAATGAAGGTCCGCCCGCCGCATTGCCGTGCAGCACGGTCGTGGTGGTGCCGAGAGTGCCGAGCGTGGCGGGCGCACCGCCTGCACCGCCGCCAAGCATGAGCTGATTGGCGCCGAGTAGCCCAGACGACAGCATCGTGCTGGTGCTATTGAAGTACGGAATGCCGCCACTCGTGCCCGAGCCGATGCCGGTGCCACCACGCGCGACCGACAGCGTGCCTGCCCATCCCATCGTGATGGAGGTGGCTTTGAGCAACGCCGTCGCGGGCGAGCCGCCGAGCGTCACCGTGACGTTGGTGTCGTCCGCCTTGGTGAGCGGCGACGGCGTGATGGTCGCGCCGCCGATGGCGGTGTTCACGAACTCTGTGGACGCCGCCTGGTTGTTGCTCGTGCCCGCGGGCGCTGTCGGCACGATGCAGTTCGGATTCTGCGGCCCGCAACCTTGCGCGAACGCGGCGGTACCGAACAGAGAGAAGGCGAGCGCAAGCAGTATCCGTCGCATCACAGAACCTCGAAGATGGTGAGCTGGCCGCCGGCGTTGTTGCTGATCGCGTTGAACGCGCTGGTCGGCTGCTGATCGAAGATCAGAGTCGAGAGCGGCAGGATCACGAACGAGCCCTTGCCGTTCATCACCGCCGGTTGGTTGGCGCCGGTGGAATCCTGCGCGCAGCACACCGCGATCTGGAACGTGCCGTGCGGGTTGTGAAATATCAGTTGCTTGCGGTTGCTGTTGGCGCCGATCACCGCAATCGAGCTCGTCCCCACCGCCACCGCGTAGTTGACGGGGTTGGGGCCATAGAACGGGCTGCCCACCGTCATCAGGCGACCCCGTTGTCGATGACGGTCAGCGAGGTCGTGGCCACCAGCGATATCGCCGTGATGGCGTTGGCCGGACAGCCTGCATTGAAAACGATGCGCGACGCGGAGCCGCCGCCGCTCGGGAGGAAGATGCAACCGGAGCCCCGCGGGGCCGCGGGGCCGCCCGTCAGGTTCACCCAAATGCCGTTCGTGGCGTCCGTGTTTTCGAGAAGCAGGAATGAGCGCGCGCTCGACGCCGGCAAAATTTGCGTGCTCGACGTGGGCAGTGCCGCTTGCGACGCGTCCCGAAGAAAATAGCTATTAACGCCCATGCCCAGCCCCCGTGACTTCGCCGGAGCGGGGCGGGACGCCGCGAAAGATATCCTCTAATCAACCGCGCTGCAAATACAGCCACACCATCGGGCAGACCACGAGCACGTCATACGTCCCGGCCGCGATCAGCGCCGTCGTCGTCCCCTGATTGATCGCCAGATAGGTCAGCGTGAACGCCCCCACCGTCGCCAGAAATAGGATCATCCTCGCCGCCAGCATCATCGCTATCGTCGTCATCACCGCCAGCATCTGCTCGAGGAAGGCGGGCCTTGAGGGCTGCGAGGTCGGCGCCGTCGTCGTCGCGGAGGTCTTGGGGTCTTCGTCCATAGCGGTGGGTGACGAAGTCTCCGGGGCGTTCGCCAAGGGCCTTTCGCTGAGTAGCGTTACTCGACTTGAGCTGGTTGCGGATGCCATCGAGCCCCTTTCCTTCCAGTTCTTCGCCAGCCGCCGCAAGCTTATTGCGCACCGCGACCCATCTGGCCAGCTTGTCGAGCACCTCTAGTTTCGTGCCAAGCGACAGGGGCGGCTCCTGTTTGTCATCGCTCGCCTCCTTCAGAATCGCGGTCGCGAATACGTCTATACGCTTGACCAAAAAGGCGTTTTCCTGTGTCACTACCATGCGGTGGTTGTGCTTTTTGCCGGTGAGGCGATCACGAGAGAGGGCTTGGCCCATTACTCACCCTCTTTCGGCAACCATGACGGCCATTGCGGCGGTTTCTTCATGAAGCGGCCACCGCCTGGCTGCCCTGCTTTAACGCGCCAGCCGGAGCTGGTAAGCTCATAGGTGATGCCGCTGCGAACCATTGTGGGAGGGCCTGATGAGCCAGACGGAGACGCGCTTGGTGCAGGCGATACTGGCGGTGCAGTTGGTGGCGACACTGGCGCTGGTGGCGTGGGCGGACTTGGCAACTCTCCCGTGGGTGATTTGGGCGGCGGGAAGTGCTGCGGGCCTAGTTTGGGCCTCATGGAGAGATTCTTCCGACCCGCGCCAAGACCTCCTGCCAGAGCGTTCGCTCCCACAATCGGAGCAACTTCAGTAAGCCAGTAGAGCGGGTCTCGTACACGCGCCTGCGCGGCCTCCTTGTCGGCTCCGCTCGGCAGTTTCAAATCCAAGTAGGTCGGAGCATAGGCCGCGCCGAACCCTTCGACCGCGCCACCCAAACCACCGACAGCAGCCGCGCCTGCAGCGTTCTTGATCCTCGATCCTGGCATTTTCCCCGTCAAATACGAGAACACAGGACTTGCGAGCGCGGCGCCGCCGAAAACGCCAGGATACTTTTTGCTCAACGATGTCTCGCGCTGGCGCCGCTCCATCTCGTCGGCGAGCGCCTGCTCGCGATCCGACTTCTGTTCTGCCCGGAGTTGCACAAGGCGCAGGGTGTCTGGCGCATCTGGAGCATTGAGTTTCGTGAGGTTTTCGATCACCTGTTTTTGTGTGCCGGGAGGAGATTTCGTGGTTGTCGTGCCAAGCTGAGTGATCTTGTCGGCGCGATCCTGAATGCGCTTCTCGATCGCGGTTATCTCTTTGGTGCGATCCTTGTTGTTGTCTTCCCAGTTGAATGGTTTATCGCCCGCTTGCGTCCCGACCGTGAGCCCGAGCGTGGTGAGCAACCCGGCCATCGTCTTGGGCGCCGCCGCGATGGCGCGCGCCAAGAGTTGTTCCGGCGCCGCATAGGTCCCGCCCGCCGCGAGCAGCATTTGTGCCGCGTGCTCGGGCGTGATGTCGGCACGGCCGCGGGTCGGGCGGGTCGCCTCCTGCGTGCGGATCATCGCGAGCTCGCCGGGGCTCCTTTGCTCGTAGCCCGGCAGCGCGCGCGTCATCGGCTCGGCTTCCGGCGGCGCCGGCCCCGATCCCATCATGCGCAACAACGAATCGATATCGTGGTTCGGAACGACTTCCGAGCCCGGGGGCAGGTTCACGATTTCAGGGCCGCTCTCACCGACCACGGCCTGCCCTCCCGGTGACACGCCGCCCTCCTGATAGTGCGGCACACCCTGTTGACCTTGGCTCAAGAGTAGCGAGCGCAGGGTTTGCTCTTTGACCCCTGGCATCGCATCGAGAGCATGAACGAGCCAGTCCGGCTGCCAGTCACCACGCTTCGTCCCCTGCACGGGCTTTGAGAGAAGCGCGCGACCGGCCAGTCCGGGCGCGAATGGAGCTCCAGCCAGACCGACAGCGCCGGGAATGTCTCCCGCCGCCAGGTGGCTGGCGCCCAGCCCGAGCCCGAGCGGGATCGACGATATCAGGGCCCGCTCCGCGGTCTGCGATGTCGGGATCGGGGCGAGGATTTCGTTGGCCGCATGCGCCAGTTCCGACAAATCGCCACGGCCCGCCGCATATTGGATTTTCCGGTCGTCACTGCTGGTTAGTATCTGTCGGAGCTTTTGCGGAGAGATATGACCGGCCGCCGCGCCCTCACCGGGGCCCGAAACAGCACGGCTGATCACCAGCATGTTGTACCATTGGCGCCGCGCCTCCTTGAGTTCGCCCAGCGCCTTTCTCATCCCCTTTCCTTCCTGGGTCCCGCGGCCAGTTGCTGTGTGCTCCAGCGCATCGTCCAGAATCGATCGGAGCCGCGTTGCGTAATAGCCCACGTTCGGGTCGGGATCGTCGATCGCGCGCGCAAGCGGTGTCTCGTGCCGCGTGAGCGCCTGATAGGTCTTTCCAGGCATCACTGGGACTTCGCCCGGCTTTCCGGCCACAAAGCCCTGCGCCAGGTTTCGCGCTTGTTGAATAAGGCGGTTGGTCGTCTCGTTTGGGAGTCCCTCCTTGAGCAGGTCCTGCGTCCACGCCTGGATATCGTCGAAGTACTTCTGGTTGGCAGACGTGGTGCCGCCAACGCGCAAGTCGCGGGCGGTCCGTTCAAACGCACCACCGATCCTCGCTCGCGCTTCTTCAATCACCTCTGGCGTGGCGCGCGTCGCCTTGGCGCCCATGCGCCGATTGACTGCGGCGGTGAACTCGTCGGCGATCCGATCAATCTCGCGCCGTCCGGCACCGCCCGCGCCAACCGCTGTGCCCAGCGTCCCTTCGGCGCGGCGCATCGCTTCGCTGCCGGTCACTTGCCCGACCGTCGGCTTGATGCCCTCTTTCTTGAGCACATCGAGCGCACGCTGCCGCTCTGGTGCGACGACCGATGGGTTGAGCATGCGCAGGATCGACGGGAAAGAGCCGCCAAGAATGCCCCCGAGAAAGCGGGCTACCCCCTCGCCTTTGCCGCCCGCGAAAGCCTGCCCGGCCGCTTCCGACCCGACCGCAGCCGCCGTGTTCCCGATGACTTTGCCGACAGGGCCGCCTGGGCCGACATAGCCGAGCGGATTGCCAAGAAACTCTCCGATTGTTTCGCCAAATCGGCCGGCGCGCGTCTCCGGTTTATGAAGGGGGCCGGTCACGCCTTCCACCGCACCGACGATGCTCTCCCTTCCCGGAAGGCCGAGCGTCTGCCCAAGGGTGCGACTACTCGCGCCAGCGGCTTGAGCAGCTTTGGTGGCACCAGGTATCGCCAGGTCGTCAGGCAACGACTCAATCCCGGCGCCAAGGCCGCCGACCGCACCGCGTGGAAGAGACTTGAAAAAATCGGCGGTGCCGGACGGCTTCTTGACCTCAGCCGCGCCCCAGTCTTCGGGCGTCGACTTCGGCACAGCACCCCATGCTTCTGGATCGGCCATCGGTTATTTCGGCTTCGTGTAGACTTTGCCAGTCTCTGAAATGAATTCCGTTCCGGGCGCCAGCTTGTCGTAGTCCGACTTGTTGATGATGCGGGGCAGCGCCCCGGGCACTTCGCCCTTGTGCTCCATGACTTTTCCAAGCTGGGTTTCTAGGTCCGTCTCGTCACGCACTGCGGCAATCGCGCGCTTGGACGCCGCGACCTCGCGAAGAATCTGCTCAACCACAGTCTTGTACGCTGTAAAGCTCGTCGCGTTGTCCAGCAATCCGTCCGCTGCAATTTCTGCCCGCTCTGCGATGCGCGGCACGCCGGTCGGGTTCATGGCGCGCACGTAGGCCGTCTTGAGGGCGTTGTTGTTAGCAGCGAACTTGTAGTATGTCGGATCGCTGGTGCCGCGCTCGTATTGCCGAATCAGCCTGTTGATCGGAACCCACTCCGCTCCTTGGCCCATCAACTCTTTTGCGCTTTCAAGCGCCATTGGGGCGTTCTGAAGGACTTCGTTCGAGGCTGTCTCGACTCTCGCCGCATAGGTGCCGGCTGTGCGCTGATATGCCTGCTCGCCGCCGAACTTTGAGATGCGCGCCGCTTGCTCTTGCGGCGAGACTTTCAGCTCCTCCTGCCAATGGGCGATGCGATCATTGAGCCGCGCGAGATTCGCCCCGGACGCCGCGCCGCGACCAACGTTCTGCTTTACGGTCCTGTCGCCGGCTTCCACATACTGACGCGCCATGCGGTCAACCGCATCGTCGCTCAGATATCCGGTTTCCAGTTGCTGCTTCGCGATGTCCATCCGCTCGCGCTGCATATGCAACCGTTCCTGACGGTCCTTCTCCTGCGTCTGGAATTGCACGAGCTTATCCATCGCGGTCTGCCGCTGCTCGAGCGTCTTCCAGATCAGATCGAGGTTGCCGGTCTTGAGCCCCGACAGCATCACCTCGTCTTTGACGCCCGCCGCGATTGCCTGCATCTTCGCGAACCGTTCACTGACGTTATGCTCGGTCTCCTTCCAGGCGGCCTGATACTTTTCCAGCTCCATCCTGTTCTGGTTGACCGCGGCCTCGGTCGCCTCCTGCCAGTTTTTCTGCTCGAGCTCGGCCTTCTCCTTGTCGCCCTTGTGGAAGCCGTCGATCGCCGCGGCGGCGGAATCGAACGCGACCTTGAGCGGATGGCGCGTGAACAGCGATCCGAGCGTTGCCAGGATCACGGCCGGCGAGCCGAACGCTTTCATGGGGTCTTCGTACTGCTGGCGCGGCGCCGGCGGCACGCTCTGAAGGTTCGGCGCGGCAGGCGGCTTGATCGGCGCGGCGGTGAGCTTGTCGCGCTCGGTGCGTGCTTTCTCAAGCGACTCGATCGCGGGCCGCGTCGCCTCCTCATACTTCGGGACTAGTTCCTCCTGCCGCTTCTGCACCTCGCCGTAGGTCTGCATTCCGCGCGAGCGAAAGAAGGCGTCGATGTCGGAGTCGCCGCCCGTGCCATTGATGGGGGTGGGATCCACCATGTCACGCCGCCTTGCGGCTCGAAATGGCTGACGCCATCGCGGCCGATCCGGCAAATCGCGCAATCGATTGCTCGAGCGCGCTGTCTTGCGCGATCTGCGCGTTCATCAGGTTTGTGAAGATACCCGACTCGATACCAAGGTCCTGGTTCGCAAGTTGGAGCA